AAACTACTAAATGTCATTAATCTTTTTTGCGACCAAGTATCTCCGTTTTTTAGAGTGTCCCTGATGATTTTCACACTATAAATTTATAAAATATCTTAATCAAAGCTAGTATAAAAGCACCGCCACTTACTACTCCAAACAAAACCCTCCAATAAAAATCGTGATTATTGACTTTTATTTCAGCGATTAATAATCGTTTAATATACCCGTTTTTCCCGTTCATTTCGTTATCGGTCAAAGCGTTGTGTATTTCACGTATCATATTGTCCCGTGATATTCTCGATAAATCATCGAGGTCTTGTTTCTTCTTAAACTCGTCGAAATGCCTACGAATGCTCGTTATTTCGCCTTTAATTCCTATTATATCGCCTTTGATTTCTACAATATCCTTTTGCTCTTGTGTTTGGGTGCTCATTTTTATAAATTTTCGCTTATTGCTTTTTTCCAATCGCTACCGTTTGCCCAAATAGGTGTAGTTCCATTTGAGATAAAAGAAGTACCTACATTGTTGTTAGGCGCACCGCTAAGCGTGAAATCATCACCCGACTGTGGGTTGATTATTGCGTATGTTTTTCCAAATTCTAAAACGCCACTTGTAGTTGTTTGTGGGTTACTTGCGCCTGATTGTGATAATTTAAACCCCACTTTTTTATATTTAATTGTTAATATTGAATAATATGCACCCACGTGTTGTACAAGGCTCCGTTAGAAGGAGTTGCGCCACTTATTGAAAGAGTCACAATCCCTAAAGTGTTTGAATTTCTACCCCCCTCTATAATAGTAGAAGGGTCCCCTAAATCAGATAATAAACTTGTGCTTCCAAAAGCAATAGTTGTTTTATCGTCGAAATTATCATCGGATTTTACCGATTGAAAGCCATCGTCTATACTTTTTTCAAACCAAATATCATAGTCTAAAGTGTTTAGCATAAGTTCTTCTGTTAAAATAGGAGCGCCCCCATTCCAGCCCAACTCACTACCATTACTCCAAGTCGGTGCAGTACCGTTCGCAATCCATTTAGTGCCTACTGTATTATTAGGTGCGCCACTAGGGATGAAATTATCGCCTGTTTCAAAAGCTACAATCTCATAAGTAACGCCTTGTGTTAAACTTCCGCTTGTTGCTGTTTGTGGGTCGTCGCCACCTGTTTGTGATAAGAGGAATTTGTATTGTTGAACTCCACCTCCAGATTCTCCACCTAAAGCAATTAAATCATCAATTGTAAAAGAATAATCATTTCTTCCTGAAATGTTTCCCCAATCATAATTTAAATCTGGTAATAAATAATAAGAAGTTTCATCATCAATACTTGTTATTTTTATAATAGGTATTAAATTATCAGTAATTGTTATTTCTGAATTATCTAATAAATCTTGAACAGTTGCCGTAACTTGTCCTAAATCATAAATTTTACTTCTACTAGATTTAGATATTTTTCTTTCATCTAACTTAAAGTTTATTTTCATATTTTATTTTTTTTAAATTTTATAATATTTTAATGTATAAACAGTTCCTGTTAATTTATCTGTAACTTTTATAATATACCAACGATTAATTCTTAAAGAACTTAAATCATTAGTTGTTAGTAACAATCTACCAGCAGAACTATATACAGCAACAGTATAAGATGCTAAATTTCTAACTTTCACAATATTATTTTCAACAGAAATAGCAACAACAGGTGTTACAATGTTTCCTTTAGTAAAAGTTTGATTTAATTTATTATAACCTGTAGTTGAATCAAATACATTAGTATTTGCAAATTGAATAGATGCTGCAGGATTAAGTGATTTGTCAGGTAAGTTTAAATATAATTCATAAGTACCGTTTAATAATGCAAAAATACTTAAATCATTAGTTAATTTAATTGTTGTACCAGCATCCCATTTTCTAATATCATTATTTAATTTAAAAGAATATGTAGAATTTGAATTTTTAAATATTAAATATATATCTCTTTGATTATAAATATTTGCAAAACCTGTATTTTTTATATTTATATTTAAAATATTATTTGTAATATTTGAATCAATTAATTCAAACCTATAACCAAGTCTATTTTGAATTTCATTATAACATCCTCCTGTTTTCCATAAATCTAATGTTGAAGGATAATATCCAAAATTTAAATAATTATAATGAAATCTTGTCAACCAATTAAAAACTACTGAGCAATCTTGTTTTGTTGGAAATAAAGCATTAGATTCTCCACCACAAAAAGTATATTTTGATTGTGCGTCTAAATAAGTATATTCTGATGTAGTATTTTTAAAAGTTCCTGAATCAGAGTTAGATGATAAAAATGCATCATTATGTAATCCTGTTCTTGAATTTACAGAACCATTGTAGGCAGTTGAAATAGTTATAGGAGTTACTCCTGCAATCATTTGTTGAAAATACGGAGTTCTAAACATAACTAATCTTGTTGGAGCAAGTTCCATTATTTTAGTTCCTATTTCTTTTCTATCTGTTATATTTTGAGAAGATAATACTCCGTTATTTCCGTAATTTGTAGTATAATACCATTCTCCATATTGTCCTATAAAACCTGCTTCTACAACATGTATTACATCTTGATTAGCTGTTGTTATAGGTTTTAATTGTTCTATATGATTTAATAATATAGTCTTTGTAGCATCTACAGCATCCGATTCACTATATCTAAAACGCAAAATGCATTTTACACCAGCCGCTCTTAAAGAGTTAAAATCCGTTTTGATATTGTCCAAAAATGTTTGAGAAATTGGTGTTGTTTTGAATGCACCTAAATCATAAATTCTTAGCATTAGAGTTATTTTCTCATTCACTCTCATGCTTGTTAATGAAGATTGAGATAAAAATGAAAATGATCCAATACTATTAGCTTTTGAGTATCTGTACCATCCTCGTTCTGGATTAGCGATATTACTATTATCAACATTATAAGTGACTGTTTGTCCAAAACTTAAAGTTGTAATAAATAAAAATAAAAAGATTATTTTTTTCATAATTTTTTTCATTATGTTATATAAGAAGCAATTTGATCTCCTGTACTTTGTACACTTGCTGGATTATTTGGTATTTTATCAGTTTTATCTTTAATATCGTCAATTCTCACATCATTATCTAATAATGGATTAACAGGTATTAAATCTAAAGATGTCTGACTACTTCTGGAACTAATTGCCACATCTAATAAATCTTTAATAAGTTTACCAAATGAACCTGTTAAAGATACACCACTTGTAAGTTGTTCCCAAAATGCTTGAGCAGTAAGTAATAATGTACCTACTGTCGCATCTGTTTGAACTCCTTGTAATACATTACTTGGACTAGGTACTTTTAATGTTCCTGTAAGTGTTCCACTTGGACCATAAGTAATACCATCTCTAACATCAACTGTATTTGGATTACCTAAAGATGCGCCACTTGCATATAAAGTTAAATCTGGTCCAGCAAATGTTTGATATGTCCAAGATGTAGTAGTAAGTTCTATTGTTACTTGTGGGGCATATATAGCATTGTATCTATTATTATTTATTGCAATACCTGATAATTTAACTAAAGCTAAAGAAGTTATTGCAGGTGAACCTGAACCTGCTGTAACTACTCCTGTTACATCTATAATAGGAGTAGCGTTTGTTATGTTTCTAATTGCTTCTATGGTGGAACCTGTAACATTGCCAATTACTACAACATTGCCTTGATTTATTGTTATTGCTGGAGAAGATGCTCCAGATATATTACCTGTAACAGTTATATTTCCTCCATTATTCATAAATACAGAACTGTTGCTTTGAGTATTCATATTACCTCCTGAAAAAGAACCTGTAATATTTATAGAAGCTGCTGCTGAAGAATAAATTGTATTACATTGATTTGGAGTTGTTCCACCATTTGTAGGGTTACCTATAAAATTTAGTGTACCTGCAACAGTAATATTTATTATTCTTAAATTAGTTATAGATGTCGTACAAGAAGCATTACCTATAAAATTTAAAGTTCCTAATCCTGCTAACAATACAGCATGATAATTAGTAACAGCTGTTATAGTAGGGATATTTGCATTGATTGTTGCACTTTGTCCAATAGGTAAATTAAAAGTTATAGTTGGAGTAGAACTTCCTACTATAATACCATTAGTAGCAGTACATGTTAAACTAGAACTATTATTTAAAACAAATGTTCCTCCAGCAGTAGCTCCTCCTAATGTATCATTTCTAACAGATAAAACTGTATATGTTCCATCAACTTGAATAGTAAAAGAATTAGCAACAACATCATCAGCAGATGTAGGCACTACTCCACCAATCCAACTACCTGTTGCACTCCAAAGTCCACTAGCTGCTGCTCTAATTGTTGCCATATATTATAATCCTTTAGCTTGAATAAATTGTTGAACTCCATATAATACTGTTCCCATAGATTGGAGTAATAAAGGATCTATTGAAGCTTCTTTATAAACATCATCAATAGATACAGAATATGCTCCATCTGCATATACATCTGGTAAACCATTTTCTAGTATTCTATAAGGGGTAAGCCTTATAGCAACAGTACCTTCTATATCTACTGCTGGTTTTAATAAATCAACTTTTGCAGATATTGCTAAACTAAAATATACATAAGGATATACCTCATTATTTGCTGGATTTACTATTACTCTTGTTGTTTCTATTGCCATATTATTTGTTTTTATTATGAATATGTAACAGATGTTCTATCTGTCCACGCTACATTTAATGCTTTTTCTACAATCGTAGAACCTGTGATATCAACTGTTAATCTTGTAATATTCCATACACTATCACTTTCATTACTTCCAGGAATAGCGTATGCGTTATAATCATAAGGATCATCAAAATCATGTCTTCTTATTGAAGCTGTTCCACCACCACCTGTAGTACTATTAGAACCTAACAATACTAAATCAGAATCTAAAATTAAAATAGTATTTGTGGCAAATCTATTTCCCCAATTATATTTACTATCAGGTAATAAATAATTTTTTTCAGAATTATCTATTTCAATTATTGAAAGAATAGTTACACTGTTATCTTCAACTGTGATTTCAGAATTATCTAATAAATCTTGAAGAGTGGTTGTTATTTGTCCAAGATTATAAACTTTAGTTTTACTTTCAATATTATTTGTATTAATATCAAAGTTTATTTTCATGTTAGTTTTTATTTTTAAAAAACAATAACCATTGTTTTTCTGATAATTTTGAATTATCTATTAATTTTACTTTATTAAAAAAACTTAATAATTTTTTAAAACGTAAAGTATTTTTAATTTTTTCAGCAATACTTAACGCATCATTGTTATTTTCAACAACTGAAAATTTATTAATAAATGTAATATCTTTAGAAACTACTACAGGTATTAAATTATTAACAAAATCAGCTGTAACAATATTATATGTTTCACTCAAAGAAACTTGTAATCCTAAATCCATTTTTTTAACAACTTCAATAAATTCTGAATGTTTCAACCAAGGGTATTCTATTAATTTGTGAGGAGTGTTTTTAAATAAATCTTGAATATTTTTTAAAGTATTTTCTCCTTTTTGTTCTATTCGTTGAGTGTTAATATGTAAATTTAATATTTTATTATTTTTATTAGCATAAAGAATTGCTGCCACAGCTTGTGTTAAACAATTTTTCATAGGTCTTATTGCACCAAATAATCCAATATTAATTTCTTTATTAAAATGATTATTGTTAGTATTTGAATAAACTATACTTGATGTAGGATAATAATTTGGCAAATAATAAATTTCTTCATTTAAAATACCATTCATCGAACTATTAAAAATTTTAGAATTTGAAGCAATAAATACATTTTTATATTTAGTATATTCTTTTAACCAATTAATCGCATTACCTTCATTTGCAAGAAAAGGTAATTCAGAATGTAATCTAATAATCCATTTAACATTTGGATGTAATTTTTGTAATATTTCAAATTTACTAGGAACTACCCAAATAGCTTCAACAATTACATATTTTGGTTTAAATTGAGTTACATATTTATCAATTTCATTATTATCAATAACTTCTATTAAATTACTTTTAACTTTGTTTTTAACAAGCATGTTGTTTACAAACATTGCACTATTATACAATCCACTATTTACAGTTTTATAATAATTATCTGAATAAATTTGTCTTTTTTTAAGAATAACTAAAATGTCTGTTTTATTTTGTGTAGTATAATTGTGCTTCTTCATTTCTTCTATTTGTTAACCCTTTTAAAATTTTACCATTTGCTTTATTCCATTTCATAAACTCATCTTTTATTGTAGGGTCATTAGGATTTTTATTTACTTTTTTAAGTAAAGTACTATCACCTAAACCTTCAGCAATTTCATCAGCATCAATATCTGTTCCTAAATTGTATGCAAAATCAACTAAAGCATTAAATTGATTTTGTGTAACAGTTGTTTTTATTAATGTTGATACATCTTTAGCAAAAAGATCAGCCACAAATACTAATATTTCATGAGCTTTTTCTTTTGTAATTATAGGATCTTTCATTGTAACTTTTTTACCATTTGGATAAAAAGTATTTCCATAACCTATTGTAGGAACTCCTGCAGGACACAAATAAGGTTTTAAAGACAAGCCTTCAAACTTTTTTATTAAATCGTAACCTTTATTATCTAATTTCATTTGTTATTTTTTTTATGCAAATCAAAATCTTTTTTAAGTTTATCATGATCTTTTTGTAAAGATTCATAAATTTTAATTAAATCATCATATCTATGTTTTAATTCATTATGTAATTTTTCCCAACTTTGCGATCTTTCAACTTCTTTTGCATATTGCAGATGTAATTCATTAAATTGTTTTTGTAATTCTGTATTTGAAACTTTTACTGTTTGAAGTTCGATAGCAACTTCTCTCATTCTATCACGATAATCTTGAAGAAAACTGTCATATATTGAATGCATAGAACTAATAGCATCTGTAGATGCTTTTTTTATTTCTATATTTTTACTTTGTCTTCCACCAAATACCCATGCAATTGGTGAAGAAACTATTCCTGAAATACCTAAAATTATTTCCCAATTTTTTGTAAGAAAATCAAACATTCTTATTTTTATTTTTTTTTATATTAAATTACTCTTGTTAAAACTTTTGTGCTTGTATTTATATAGAAATTATTTGGAATTAATCCTCCTGCTAAAGCTTCATTATTATCAGCATGTGATACTACAGATGAATACATTGCATTATTTATCGAAGCATTTACAGCATATATTTTTACAGGAGTCGCATTTTCTACAAAATTCAATTCACTATTTTCAGCAGTTATATATTTTGTACCCACAATACTTCCTATTGTGTTAAAACATTCTTGTTTTAAAAAATAATTATTAAATTTACAATTATTAAATACTATATTATCACAATTAGTATCTAATTCTAATAAATAATTATCTTTTGCTCCGTATATAAAACCATTATCAATAGTCAAACTATTATATTTACTTGATAAATTTGTTCTAGTGCATCTAAATAATGAATTACAACCCCCTATATATCCATATACACTGTCTTGAGGATATGCTGCAAACTCTTTAAAATTTAAAATTCTACAATACGAATTTTCAATGTCAAATTTATAAATATCTGTTTTAGGTAAATAATTACCATTTGTTGAAGGCGTAGCATCTGCAGAATTCATTAAAAAACCATTAGTTCTTATTGTTAATTCATTTGCACTAAAGCTTGTATTTAATAATTTAAAATGTGTTTGAGAACTTCCTGTTATTGTACAATAATCTAAATTTAAATTTCCTTCTCCATTGTGACCTAAACCATACGCATAAATATGTGGAGTATCATTTACAATAGAATCTTGAACTAATACTTGTTGTCCAAATAAAAATAAATTCGCATTTAAATTATCTTTTGCATTTACATAAATACCTGCAGGTTTATATCCGCAATTTATATTTCCATTTAAAAATTCTAAATATGTTTGAGGTTTAGTTATATCTGTTACACCTCTATTATAAGATCTAGATTTAATTAATCCTTTTACAGTATCACTATATATTTCAATATTGTTAAAAGCTAAATAAACATTTCTATTTAAATCTAAATTAATATCTACACCTACTTTTGTTACTAAAAATTCAGTATCTATTGGATAATTTACAGAACCTTGATAATTTATAATTTTAATATCATCTTTATCTGAACGAATTGTTATTGTATTTACAGATATTTTATTTTCTAAAATAGCCGCATTTGTTAAATCTAAAGAACTTATTGTACAATTTGTTTGCAATATTACATTTGCATTTTCAAATTCTGGATTTGCAATTGTGCCTGTACCTATTGCTGCAACTAAAGCATCTGTTATTTTTTTAAATGGTTTTAATATTGATCCATTAGGATTATCTCCTGTATAAGTTTCATTAACATAAAATTGTTTTATATTATTATCATTAGGTGAATCAATATGAATTCCATTTTCATCTTTTATAATTAATAATGTGTCAGAACTTAATTTTGACGCAACTATTGAAATAGAATCTGGAGCAGGATTTATAGTTTCTAAAATAGAAACACCTGTTCCTATATTTTCCGTTTTTATATTTTTAATATAAAAAGTAGTTTCATTATCTACTTCTTCATTTCCATTATAAATTGGAGCGCCTGTTCCTACAGATTCAATATTGTATGATTTTTCATCTGTTTTATTTACATATTCTACTTTAAAAAAATTATATTTTTTATTAGAATAATCAATTCCAAAAGTAGTTACTCCTGAAGGATATGTAAAATCACCATTAAATAAAAGTCCTGTATTTTCTAATCCATTAGGTACTTGGCGCCATTGCCATACAGTTTTTTCAAGAATACTATATATTTTTATTCCATCTGGATATGTAAAGGCTAATTGATTGGAATCTCCTAAATGACTTAATGTATCTTCACTATCAATATATGTTTTAACATCTAATGGTATTTGTGTTGTAATATTTAATCCTTTTGGGAGATTATTTGAGTCTTGTGACATATTATGATTTTGTTATTTTAAAATTAATTGGACCATATGAAAATATATTTTTAGAAACAAATAAAGTACTGTTGACATCTTCATAGTAATGTATATCAAAAGCATCATTTACATTATTTCCTAATATATCAATAATATTTAAAGTTACATTATTTGAAGAAACAGCCATAAAACAAATTCTACCAATATTATTATATTCTAATAATTTACCATTATTAAATTCACTATAAGAATAATATTTTTTATTATTTAAATAATTTGTTTCATTTGCTATTGCAAGTATATTTGAATATGTTGTATTTAAATCTTCTTCTTGCCAATAATAAATATTTTCAAATATAGGATATGTATTACAATCTGTTGATTCTGCTTGAAAAAATTTATTTTTTACAGGTAACGTATAAGGACTAAATCCTTTTGTTTTACAAATATCTTGAGAATTAAAATAAATATTACTATAAAAAGTTTTTAATTTTTGTATTTGTGTATCTGTTAATGTTAAACTTTCTAAATTTAATAATTTAAAAATTATGTTGAATATATAAAGATTAATTGAATTTAATTTACCATTAACTTTAGCTTTATTATATATTTTATCAAGAGAACTTATTACGACAGGTACATGGTTTAATTCATTAATTTCGAACATTACGCTATTTGTTTAAATTTACTACATGATGTACATGTTACAGAACCACATTCATTACAAGATTGTAAAGAACATAATTTTTTTAATTTGTTTATTGTTGCAATTGCTTGGACATAATATCCTAAATCAATTGATTTTTCTATAGAATCTATTAATAAATTAATAGTTATTAATGTGTTTTTAGAACTTAAATCATTACAATTTAAACAATCATTTATTTCTGATTTTAATAAAAAATTTAGTAAACATTCATAATAAGTTAATAAATTGTAAGTGATTCCTAATGCAGGGTATATGCATTCAGGACAATCTTCAGTAGGAGCATTATCTTTTATTTCTATAAAATAGATATCTTCAAATTTAGCAATTTCTAATTCTGAAGCATTGACAATAAATGATTCTACATTTGAACCTCCATCTAATTTATAATCTAAATTAATTGCTTTTGCGTAATTTTTAAAAGTATTAATATCCCATAATAAAATAGAAGAAATTGTAAAAAGATCTGCAGTTTCAACATTTATTACTAATTGCAAACCATCATTTATTATTTCAAAATTATTTATTTTAACTGCCATATTTTTTGGTATAAAAAAAGGGAGAGAGTTTGGAACTCACCCCCTTAATGGTTATTTTTGTATTATTATTAAACTACTGCTAAATTTGCAGGTACTCCTGCATTTGGAGCAACAGTTCTAAGTTTTGCTAAAAAGTCATTTGTTACAGAATTTGAAGCAATTGTACCTACTGTAAAAGGAAATACTACTGTCAATTCTTTAAATTGTTTTTCAACAACTGTACCAGTACGATCTTTATGAAAACCAATAACTACACTATTGTAAGTTCCTGTAGAACTTGCTAAAAGAGTAGTGTCGAAGTTATTAGGAAATCCCATTTCACGACCATAATCTGCATTTTCATATCCCATTAAAGAATATTCTGCAAGAGCTACTTGTTTACCTGTTCCATTACCAGCTTTAATACCTTGTGTCAAAGTTGTAGTTAAAACATCATATGAAGTTCCTGCAGCTGCTAATGTAGCTGGAGAGTTATCTTTAACTGAAGTTTCTACTTCAAAATTTATAGGATCTCCAGAATCTTTTCCAAGTTTAAAAGCTTGTACTTGACCTGTGAATACTAGTGTACTTCCTGAAACAGTTACTTGAATTTCTTTAAATTCATTGTCTCTTTTTAAAGAAGCATTTAAATTTGAAGCTAATTGATTAAGAATATCAGTGTAGGTTAATGTGTTGTTAACTTTAGTTACAACGAAACCATGAACATGTCTAAAATTTTCAGGAGAACCTATTCCATCAAATTTACGAATTGATACACGATATGTTGCGTTAGCAATAGGATTTCCTGTAAAACCGCTTACAGTGATAATTTTAGGTACTTCAGCAGCATAAGTTCCAACTTTAACATAATCAATCTGTAAAGGATCAATTGTATCTGAAGCATCGACTCCTACTAATGAGGTATCTTTTTTATAAACTACTTTAAAAGGTAGATTTGCAGCAAGAGCAGCACCATCAGCTTTAACTATAGCAACTTCACCGACAGAAGCGCCTGAATTGAATGTTGAGTTAGTTGTTTCTGATGCAACAGCTGTTGCAACCATTAATTTACCTACATTTTTTGGAGAAATTATACTCGCCATATTTTTAATTTTTAATTATTTCTATTATTTAATTGAATTCTATTTTGTAAATTGCTTTCTTTATAATCACGTACAGCTAATTCTACAGCACGATCTAATATTTCAGAATGAATTTCTTTATTTAATTTACATGTTTGTTCAGATACAATTCCATCTATTGTCAAGTTCATTCCTGTAAATTCAGGGTCTGTACTTAAATTTGTTAAAATAATAGGCTCAGGATATTTAAGATATCTTAATTGATATTCTAAAATATCTACATCACTTACTAATTCAACAGTAGATGTGTTATAATCTAATCGCCATGCTTTTTCACTATAAGGTTTACGAAATGGATTTTTAAAATTTTCTTCAAATTCATCTAGTGATACAGGAATAATCGTTAATTCTGAATCACAATTATTTTTTTTAAAAATACCTTTTTCATATTTTATTAAAAATACATCTGAAGGTAATGTACAAAATTTACTATTTGTATTTATGTTTTCAGAATTTTTAAAAAAAGTTGAAGTTTTATAATTTTTAACTAATTCTTTTAAATCAGTTCTTCTTTTATCTGAACCTTCAAATCCTTTTTGATATTTATTTTGTAATCCGTTATATTCTTTAACAATTTCTAATTGAGCTTTTGTTAAATAAACTGATTTTTCATATTTATCAATTCCTGGTGCAGCATTTGATGCTATATTATTATAAAGAATATCAAATTCTAAATTAAACTCATTCGTTGTCATTTATTACTTTGTATTTGTAACTCTTGCTTGAATTAAATCTCGAACTTCTTGATTTTTTGGATCAATTAAATAGTTAACAGCATTTGGTAATGAAGCGATTTCTCCTTGTTTTGCTAATGTTAATCCATCAACAGTTTCATATTTACCATTTTTCTTTAAAACAATACCTGCATTTTCTGCAAGAGCAATTAATGTTTTTGTTTCAAAATTAGGATCTTCTACTAAATTTAAAAAATCTTTTGTTCGAGTATCAACTAAAGTTTCAACTTCTGTATTTATAAATTTCATAGTTGAATTATCTGATATTTTTTTACCAGTCATCAAATATATAATAGATATCAATACATCTTTATTATCTTCAATTTTCCAATACTCTTTCCAAGCAGTTTTTGTTAAATCTAATTTTTTAGATCTATCTTTAAGTTCTTCACCTGTTCTTGTGATATAGAACTGATAAGTTCCTTTGTTTGTTTTTTTAAAATCATCTAGTGATGGAGCAATTACATCAGTCCATGCTAGTAAAATTTTATATTTTAAATAATCTTCAGGAACTGAAAGATCTAAAATATTATCTATTTTTTCAAGACTAACATATTGGTTTTTCCAAAAGTCACTATAAATAGATAAGTTTACACCATTAAAATGTCCTTTTTCAAAAAATTCTTTTTCTTCATTAGTAAGAACATTCTTTAATCCTCCATTTCTTAATAAAGGTACACAAAACTTACGTGTTGCACCTTCAATCATTCCTCCTGAAATTACATGAGAATCTGCTACATCTGCCGCAAGTCCTCTATTTCTTTTTATAAATTTAACAGTTACTTTTTCCTGTGGTAACTCAAACACTTTTCCCTCAACTCCTTTTACTTCTCCCATTTTTTATTTTTTTTATTTTAAATATCATCCCAGACTGTTACATCTGGGATGTATTAATTTTTATTAGAACTGATAGATTATACTTGGAATAAGTGATGCTGTTCTAGAAGGATCTTTTACCATCGCTCCTTGCATTGCATACGCTGTGATAGTTGCACTATCTTCCATTCTACCCATATTACCAGAACCTCTTTCACCAGTGAAAGGATTTCTAAAACCAGCTTGATATCCACGAATTTCTTCATTATCTCTAACCATTACTTTTTGGATATTTGGCTCTTCAGTTGAACCAATATAAAGAATATCATATCTGTAAGATTCAGCAACACCTCCATCTGGATGTGGAACTTTATTTCTTACTTTATCATCGTACATTGGATCTACTTCAACCATTACTTTAATGGAGTTAGCAAATTCATACTCTGTAAATTGATATCCTGCTTTAAAAGCATTTGAATGTAATTGTGAACTTGTTTTTTGAACAACAGCTGGATTGTTTTGAGACAATTCTTTCCAAGCTTGTCCTTCTCTGTTTATAGCTTGAGAAAATTGTTTAGCTCCTCTTTCACCTGTTCTAAGTACAAATACTCTTTCGTTGAAATTTAATTTACCTTCAGACAATTCATGCAACATATCTTCAAGAATTCTCAATGAGAACACGTTATATGTAACAATGTTTGAAACTTCCATTTGTTCACGAATACCTGAACCTGATTCAATTTTAAATCCTGATTTACCAGTATTTAAGAAAACACCATCTTCACTTCTATTAGACTTACCAAACATAATATTGTAAGCTTTTAATCTTGAAAGATGTTGTTCAAATCTCCAATAAATTTCTTGCATCCAAGTATTAGAAGTACGAAGTTTACCTCCATTATCTAATGACTCAATTTTAGCATAAAATACATCAGTTGCATTTAATTTGCAATTAATCATATTTCCAGGTACAGTTGTTTCAACACGAAGTTGAGACATTGTATTTTTCAATGTATATGGAGAGCTGAAATTAATATCGGCACCTTTAATAGACATTGTTCTTTCAACAGGAGCACCCTCAATAGAGAATCTTTCACCTGTCAATAATTCTGTACCAGGTACACCTTGATATGTTTCAGGTCCACCCCAAACTTCAGCAGTATAAACATAAGGTCCATTAGGTCCTTCAGGTTTAGGATCTGCTAAAATACGATATTGATAAATATCAGGTTTTGAACCTGCAATTACGTGAACATCTGTAAAATACTTTTCAGCAAATACTAATTCAATTTCTGCACGATTTGCACCAACATTTACAGTACCATTATTTACTACAGCACCTTGATATCTTGCTTCAACTAATGGAATATTTCTTTCATGAGATCCAACCATTTTCCAGATGAAATCTCCTTCATCTTCAAGATATTTAACAGGAAACATATTCAACACTGTATCTAGATTTTTCATACCAGCTTGTGCCAACAATATACCTGTAATCTGAGATGCAACCATTGGTCTAGTAGCATAAATTTGACCCAAGTGATTTCGTGTTGTTAATCCGCTCCAGTACTGACCTTTAGTCATTACAAACTTACCTACACTCATAATTTAATTTTAGTTATTTATTATTTATTTTTTTTAAAATATTAGTTTATCGCCAATATCATAATCTGTTGCATTTGGATCATCAAGATGAGTTGCTTCTCCACCAGTTAATACATGTTGATTATTTTTAAGAGCTCTTTCTAATTCATTTTTCATTTTAGCTTTTTCTTGTTTACCAAAAATACTAAAATCTGTAAAGCCTTTTGTCATAGCATATACAGTGTATAATTTTTGAGAAAAATTTTTATTTTCTCTTTGATCTTTCATTAAAGCATTTTCATCTTCTCCTGTTATAGGGTTTTTTCCTATTGGAGTAAACATTGTCTCTAATATTTTTTTACGAACAACTTCGTTAACTTTAACACCTTTAATAGGTTCTTCAGTTTTTAAAATTAAAGCTTCAAGATTTTCTCTTTCTTTTTGTTTAGCTTCTTCGTTTTTAATCTTAACTGTTTTTTCGTATTCTTTTTGTTGTTCAAATCTTTCTTTTACATTTAGTTTAAGATCTTCTAATGATTCTTTTGAATCTTGTAAATCTTCACCAACTTCAAAACTTCGATTTGTAAGCTTTACAGCTTTTTCTTCAGAATAACCTTTATTAATAAAACCTTGATGTATGATTTGTCGTCTTAATAATTCATCATTTTCAATAGCGTTATCAGTAATATTATTTAATTCTGATTCTATTTCTTTTTGTTGTTTAAATGTATCAACACTTACACCTTCTCTAAAAGCTTCTAAAGCTTCTTTTTGAATATCTGTAAGATCTTTGAATTCATTTATTTTCATTTGTTCAACAACTAAAGCTTCTAAGTCTTCAGGTGTTTTAACACTTTCAATTTTTGAAGAGTCTACAGAGGCAAGAATACCTTTGTCATATAAATGCGACGCTAAGGATTTATATAAGGGAGGGGAAGAAGTAGTATCATCATTTTGACTTTGGTCATCTTCTTCCTCTGTATCCTCGACTACTTCATCCTGATTTACATCCTCGTCGATCTCTTCTATATTTTCATCTGATTGTTCATCAGCTTCTTGATTTTGATCTTCTAGATTTTCATCTTCAAAGAATTCATCATCTAAGAATAAATTCATTCCATAATTTTCTTCCATGTTTTCCCTTTTATTTTACAAATGTAATACAAAAATCAAAAAAATATTAATTTTTTTTAAAATGCAATATAGCTATTATACTGTTTTTTTCTTAATTTTTGACACTGCTATTTTCTTATCTTCCCTTTCCATTTTATCCTTATGCATAATCATAGAATCTTGTAATGCTTTTATTTTTAACATTACTTCATCTTTATGTTTTTTATAATCAAAATCATCAACTTCAGATGTTTCTTCAACTTCTTCAGGTGCGTTTTCTAATTGAAGCATTACTTTTTGAATTTCAGTTTCAGCTTTTTTATCAATATCATATTTCTTAAGATCTCTATCAAGTTGTTTTTGTTCAGCTTCAATTTGTACAGCTTGTTGTGCTTGCTTGATTTTGTTTTCTTCAACTTGAGCATTTCGTTCATTCATTTCATCCTCTGCATTTTCTATTTTTCTTCTAATATCTGCAATAGATTGAGAATTTAAAACATCAATAGCAACAGAATATGATCCTCCATTTTGCATAAATGCTTGAGCCAATACTTCAAGAGTTTCTTTAACTTTTTTAACTTTAGATCCTGTACTAACTACAATTCCATAATCAGCTTCATTTATTTCAGCTCCATCAATATCTATAATTACCATAGACATATCGTCTGTAATAGCTTGTAATTTCTTTTTATTATCTTTTAACGCTATTTTAGCTGTTTCTAAAAATACACTAAGACATCTTTTTTTAACATCTTCATGTTTCATATACCACCATTCAGTGATGTGAGATGATTGTGTTACAGCTCTTTCTGTACCACCTACAGTTTCTCTATTAGAAATATTACCTTCTCTTTGTCTAGATACACCTGCAATTTCACCCATCTCTGCTTTAATAAATTCAAGCAAATTAGTGTGTTGTTGAATATAATTACCTGTTTCAAGATCTAATGATCTGATATTAGTACCATTCATTTGTCCTGCAAGTTTACCTTGTGAAGAACCCATGTTACCTTCTTTAAAACCATCAATTACACCAATCCCTAATTTAGTAGCTTGTGCAATCCATTTTTCAGGTTCCCATCCAGCAGGTATTAAAGACATATCTAACAACAATATTTTACCAAGATTTTTAGCAATAGCTTTATTAAGTCTATCCCATATTACATCATACAAATATTGATAGTTTTTCATTTTATCAACAAGAGAAACAGCTCTACCTTGAGAAGTATTATAAATTTCTCCTACAATTCCAGGATGACAAATAGAAGGATTACTAAGTCTATTATATTGAACAGGTTTAGGTCGCATTCTAATATAGATGTCTTTACCTATTTTAGTACCTTCCCACCATTCATTAACCCAATAAGAAGTAACTTCTTCTCCTAAATCTGGATTTGGGATATATTCTTCTGATACAAATTTAAAATCAGGTTCTCCTGTTAATTCGTCATAGAATTTAAGTTTATATATTTGTTTTTGTGAACGCCAGTAAATTCTTAATACTCTAAGATTTCCAGCATAATCTATATATTGATTATTAAATTGATGACCATTTATTTCAGCAATATTTAAATAACCATTTAAAATACTTTCTTGAGTGTCTCTTAATAATAAATGATTTTCATCATCTGTTACATATGTTCCTTTACCTCCAGAACCACTTGTATTATAATCTGTTATTAAATCTATTTCTGAAGCTTTTAATTCATCATAATAATAATCAATTATTTTACCTGGTGCCCAATGATCTTCTATTACAATTAAATCAGAATCTTCTATTTTAGAAGAATTACCTGATCTAACAGAATGTACCTTTAAATTATTTAATTTTTCAAAAGTAGGCTCATTAGATACAATATCACATTGATATATTTCTTCAGCATTAATAAAAGCATCTTTAATACCTTCATTAAATTTAGAAGCAAAATTTAATTCTTCATAATAATGACGCATTAAATGATTAATCATTCTTTCACGAGAATCTTGAAAATTATATTTTAAATATTTAGCATATTTATCAAGTTCTTTTTTAGCTTCTTCTTCAGATAATCCTTGTTGTAATATTGAAATTAATTTTTCTTTAATTGCTTTTGATTTTTCCTCTTCTTTTTTGGAAATAGCGTCTGGATTAGTAACTGTAAAAAACCAATCAAAAGGTCTATTAATTTCTTCACCTACAAGAACGTCTATTTTAGGTACCATTATTGGATGATGAGGAATTTCTCTAGTTATAAATTCAGCATCTATTCCTTGAGGATTTAGTGTATTTGCAATATCTTCAGGCGAAACAACTCCATTATATAAATTAAGATTTATAATTCTATTTCTTAAAGTTTGTCTTACTCTTTCATTATTATAAAATGAATATTTACTTGCATGATTCACATTATCTTTTCTCCATTGTTTGTTTTTTGCAGAATATGGTAACTTCTGACGAGGCATTTTAGATACTATGGAACTCATTGTTTAATTTTTAATAATTTGTAAATATAATAAATTAAATATAAATATATTGATTTATTTACTAATTTAAAATAGCTAATCATTGAATATACTTTTATATTTTTCATCGTTTGTTTTTGGTTTTCCATAGACAGAATCAAAGAATTTACTGTTTGTCCAAGCACTTACACTTTTAGAAGTTGTTGTAATTTCTTTTAAATTCTCTTTTTGTCTAAGTCTATCTTCTCTAAGAATAAATAACATATTAGCAGCAGAAACTCTATCAAAGTTACCATCAGGATTCCATGTAATACATTCTTCAATATACCCTAAAGATCTAATTGTATGTAAATTTAATTTAGTGTTATCACTATTTTCTTGAGAATAAGCTTCACTTAACATCCATGTTACTTGTAATTGTCTTCCCCATGAATTTATAGGTTTTGTAGATCTTGTTCCTTTAGGATTAGACATTGATGGTTTTAACATATCCATATCTTTTAATATTTCAGGAGTGTCTGCTAAATAATGTAGTGCATTTTTATTTTTAAAATAAGAATGTAGTCCTTTTAAATTGTTTTCATAATTTGCTTGTGCATTGTAAAACACACATAGTTTCAAAGCAATCTCATAACACTGTTCTGCTTTAGGGTATCTTCCAGTATATTCAGCTACAATCCTATCTGTCAATAAATCCATTACTTGTATTGAAAATAATGAATCGCCTTCATCAGCATCAATAGGGTCAATACCAGCAATATATCTCCCTGATTGTATTTTACCATGTGAATCTTTTTTAGGAAGTTCAAATATTTCTACAGCTCCTTCTCTATTCTTACCTCTTTCAACTGAAGCTTGTCTAATAGGTTTTAAATCAGCATTTGGCTTCCATTTAACTCCTTCTGTTGCATCATAAACTAATTCACCAACATAATGTTGTGCAATAAATCTTTGTTCTTCAGGTTTAATAGAATCAAAATAATCACTTAAATCTCCAACAGGAAATATTGTACCATCAACACGCATAATAGCTTCTTGTGGTGTAATAGGTTTTTCTGCTCTAGCTTGCGTTAATGCTGCAGGATCAGAAGTATTTCGAGCAATAAGATGTCTGTTTTCAATTATTTCAATTAAAGCTTTTATAACATCTGGTTCTCCTACTACTTCATCATAGCATCTATGTCTATTCATGTAAGCACCCCAAAAGAAACCACATTTAACAGTGCTCTGTACATTTTTATCATATACATTTGGTACACCATAAATATTATATCCATCAGGACTATAAAATAATTTTTTAGATCCTTCAAATGAAGCACCTTCAGTACCTCCTGTTCCTCCAGCCATCATAAATCCAAATGATGAACTACCTGATTCTACTGCTTCTCTATTTACACCCCATGCTGTTTCTAAATCTGGAAATAAACCATCTTCCTCATATTGAATAAAAGGTCCACGAATACCCCTTGCTTTTTCAGGATTATCTTTTAATGATATTCCATTTACTTGAGAAAGTCTTCCTTTTCTTTGTCCATGTCCATCTTGATATCCCAATTGAATTTCCATAGATCTTGGAGAATTAATAAGTCTAATTCCTCCTAATGGTGTATGTGTAGCAATCCAGTCTAAATTAGAAATAACTTTACCAAATACACCTTTATCTCCAGTTAAGAAAGTTTTTTCAGATGCAAGGTGAAAATTAATATTTTGTTCTCCAGGATAAATATACATATTACAAGGAGATATTGTAGCTGCTTTAAAACTCCAACCACATCCCCTCATTTTAAGTAATTTACCATGCTGACCTTCTTTTCTAGCTTGATCTATATAATGAAAGAATAAGTAATCTCCAAGCCAAGGTTTAGGGAATTCTAATACTCTTTCAGATTGCTGTCTTTTCTTTTTTCTTTTACCTTCAACTTCAAGTTCTTCAACTAACCATATTGGACCATAGTTCCAATAAAAATATAAATATCCAGGAACCCATTCTCCATCAGAAGGTCTTACAAGTCCATCTTTCCATCTTCTTAACTCTTCTTTCCAAAATCTAGCATATTCTGATTTAGGATTAGGATTAGGTGGTAAATTAGTATATTTATTATTTTTTTTATAGAAAATAGCACGTTCTCTAAAAAAATCCATATCTTCTAAAATATGAGGCTTTGTAACATCGACAACAATTCGATCATCATCAAATTGTCTTAAATCATCATCTTCAGGTAATTCATTATGTCTAGGTCTATCTTTAGCAAATCCTCTAACTTTTTCAGGAGATATTAAATGTTTTATAAAAGGAATAGTTTCAATGTATTCAATCAGTTCTTCTTTAATTTTTTTAGGAAGATCTTCAGGTATTACAGATTGATATTTATTCATTTGTAACATGTTCACATCTTATTAATTTATTACAAGTTTCATATTCAAATGTAATTCGATATACAACATTTTCATTTACAAAATATTGCATTTTTAATGTTCCTGAAGGTTTTCTTCTTTCAGCTTCTAATGCTTCAATATTATTTTCTTGAGCAGCTGTAATTAAATCATCCATTATTTTATTATAATCCATCTTCAAACATTGCTTTATTTTGAGAACCAATCTTACTAGATTGTTCTGCTTGTTCTTTTACTACTGAGTTTTCTAATTTTTGTAATGCTGCAACTATACCTGGCATTTGATTAAGACTTTTACCTACTTTTTCAATATCTGATATAGACAAATTATCTTGTTCAACAAGAGTTTTAGTCTTATTAGATATTGTATTTGCCATATATAATGAATTCTTTAATATAACAGAAGATACTGTTGTACTCATTTTGTCATAAAATTCAATAGCTTCTTGTAAATTTTTAGAAACTTTCCAATTTTTATCAAGTCCAACATCTTTTATAATTTCAGAAGATCTTTCTTTTTCATCAGTTAAATACATATAGTCTGATTTAACATCAATAAAAAACCATAAATATAATAATTCTTTTAATGCTAATTCTTTATCTTTTGATTTATCGGCATCTATGATTTTTTTAAAAGGAATTAAACCATATGCTTCTTCTGATAAAATTAAATTCCAATCTCTAAGTTCAAAAAGTTTCATTTAAATCCTATTTTATTTTGTTTATTTCTAATTCTATCAATCCAATGTTTATAGTTTCCAACAACTCTATATTGTTCACCATAAATATCTTTTAAAATAGTTACATTTTTGTAAAAAGCCCCATGACTTGTAATCATAGGGCTAATTTGACATATTGTTTCTTTTGGAATATCTGTAGGAATTATTGCATTTTCAACAACAACTCCTTCTTTATTTTCAAAATTAACATAATTTAATATTATCATTAATACATTTTTATTTTAGAAGAATCTGTTCTTACAGCTGGAGCACCTGAATCATTGAATACTTCTGGATATTTAAGTCCTTTAGACATAGCTTCTTTTCCTTCTTTTTCCATTACTTCTTGATTTAATGTGTATTCATTTAAAGTCATAAATTCTTTTACACTATCTGGAAGAGCATTGTAATCAGGAATAATTCCTTCTATTTCTCTACTATTAATTTTAATGTAAACATCTTCAGAACCTGGTACACTGAAAAAAGGAATTACTATTTGTTCTGTAATCATTTCATGTCCCCCTATTCCTGCTTTAATAGTTGATTGTTTTTTAACAGTTTGAATAAAATTATTCATATTCATAAACACCCAATCTCCAACTTCTACATTAACAGCATCTGGACCTACAGCAACTACTTGTTGTACTTCTTTTATTTCAGGAGCGACTTTGCCTAATAATAAATTGTTTTCTTTTTTTACTAAATTACTAGTAACTAATATATAACTACCTCGTGGTATAAAATTAACTTTATTCATTTTTATTTATATTTTGTTTTATTTTTTCTACTCTTCTCCAATTGATATACATTTTACCAATATGTTTAAAATAAAATTTAGTTTTAAATTTATTAAATTCTTCTTCTGTTTCTATTTCATCAATAGGCAACTGTTCTACTTTTTCTTTATAAAATTTAAATTGATTATTAAATATTTCTTCTACTACACTTTCTGGTAAATTATATAATCTAGCAACTTCTTTTATTTTATATTTAAATTTAATATTAGTCATTGATTTCAAATTTAAATATTAATGAAAATGAATTAGATTCTTTAAGATTTATCTTTGGAACAAATGAGGGATTGATTTGATTATTTGTTATAACATTACTTTTTCTAAGTATTGTTAAAGTGTTTCTGAACATCTGATCATTAATTTTCAATTCTTTAACAATTTTAGATTTAATTTCATAATCAAATGTTAGTTTCCATGCTAAATGATCTTTTTCCATTTCTTTTTTAAATTGAAAAAAATAATATAACAATAAAGAAGTTATATTGATTTCTAAACTATTTAATTTATGTAAAGGTTTTGTCAATATTAACCAATGTTTAAAGAAATCTTTTTCTGTTGTTTTTATTAATGCTTGTTTTATACCTCCCATCTATTTGGATATTTATTTAAATAATGAAATATTGTTGCGTGATGCTCTACTTCATTAATTGCGTTATTACATAATATACAAATATCATTATTATTATCATCTATCTTAATAGACAATTTTTTACAATGAGCACAACAAACTACAGGATCACTATCATAGTCTACATTATTATTAATAATAATTTGTTCTAAGTCATTAATATATCCTGTATCAATTAATGGAAAAGCACTCAATTTATTTCTTTCTTTAAAATATTTTAATATATTTTTAAGTTCTTTTATCTGATAAGTATTTGATTTTTCCATTATTTTACATTAATTATTAATTTCCAACTATTATTTTTTAATCTTTTATTTTTTATTTTTATTATTGGAGATTTAATTAAAAGATGAATGTTGTTTACTATTTCCTTTTGCTTTACTACTAACTCATTGTAAGTGCTAAATATATTAATATATTGTGCCATTATACAATATTATTATTTTTTTTATATACTTCCCAATCTCTACTATTCATAAAATCTGGAAATCTTTCTGGATTACATGATTTAGCTACAAATGCTTTACCTGGAAAATCACATCCACATATAATACATTGTTTTGTTACTCCACAATCATCTTTACATTTATATAATCTATAATCAACTTGTTCTTTTTGGTGTAATGGAAGTCCTACAATCATATCATAATATAATCTTCCATATCCTTCCACATATGCTTTAATCTGTTTCAGTGTTATCATCTTTGTTTTTTATGTGATTTAAATAATCTTTCATAGCAAAATAAAATTTTTCACGTTCTAATTGAAAAGAATTTTTATTTCTTTTACTATTATTAAATGGTCTTTTTAACGAACTACCATTTAAATCTATAATTCCACGTTTTAATTTTCTATTAATACTTTGTCCTTTGTTTTTACCCTTTCCCATATATTAATTAATTTTGAACAAATATAAACATAATAAATGACAATTCCAAATATTTTACAATATTTTTTAAATAAAAAAAGTCCAAGCATAACTCAGACCTTTATAATACAGTATTAAACTGTTTACTTGTTATAGTATCTATTAGATACAAGAATCCCTATGAAAATCAGCTCTCACTGTTTTCAGGTGTTTTTTTAAAAGATCTCTTTAAAAGGCAGTGCTGATTCCTAAGAACCTACCCAAGGTAACTTTAAAAGCATACTGATAGCACATGTTACCTAACCTATTAAATTGAATCTTATCGGGACACCTAGATTCAAGCATTCTTATTTACCCTAGAGAATCTACCCCTTCAGATGTCTTGTGGCATCTTGTGAATAGACTGAGTCGTCATACAATAAGAACTATTTTTACAAATATACAACAAGTTTTTTAAAAATCCTAATAAATTTAAAATTATTATATAGCTAATGTATCAATTAATTGTTCTGCAAATACTAAATTTTCCATAGAATCTGTGTTTACTAATTGAGTAATAAAGTCTATATGTGGTCTTGAAAACTTATTATTCATTAATTTTGTAATAATTCTATATCTTACTTTAATTTCTTGCTCGTTCATTAATAATTTCTTTTAATAATAATAATGTTTCATAATCATCAGATTCCATCATATCTGTTAACTTATTATATTCTTCTTGTTCAAATTTATATTTTATTCTTTCTAATTTTTGTGTATAATTTTGTTTAAAAAAGAATTTGAAAGCATTTACTTTTAAATTTTCTGAATTTTTTTTATTTAACATTTAATATTTCTTTTAATATTATCTTATCTTCTTCTAATTCACTATTTAATAATCTTTTTAAATTTTCTTTTTGTGATGTGTTGAATTTATTATCTTCAATATGTGAATTTAATATTAAATTTTGTAATTTTTTATTAAATTGTGAAATACCTTCTTGTCCTGTGTGTAATTTTATACTTCTCATTCGTTTAATCTTGTTAAAAGTATTTGTTTACATAATTCTAAAGTGTCTTTATCATTAGATTTCAACATTCTTTCTATATTTACAGATTCTTCTGTTGTAAAAGGTATTTTGTGATTGACCATGTTGTATCTTTTTAATTCATCATATAGATTTTTACAATGCGTTTTTAGATTATATAAAGGATCTAATGGGGAGTTTCTAAATATATGTTTCGAATCTAATTTTTCCCATATACCACTATATTGTTTCATATTTTTAATTTCCATTTAATTTTATATTACTTGTTCTTGTTGGATCTGGTACTCCTATTCCTGAAATATTCCAATTAAATTTAGTATAATTTAATGTTTGAAACAAAATTTCAGGATATATTGTATTTATTATTTGAAATGCAAGAGATATGTTTAATTCATCTTTAGATAATACTAATTTTCTTACTTGATTCAAATAATCTATAGGAAGTATTAGTTCTAAAAGTAATTCTTCAAGACTTTCTTCTATTTTTGGTAGTTCAAGGGTTACTATTTTGTTCATATGATGTTATTATTGCTGAAACTAATTCTAAATCATTCTTTTTTGCAAGATTTAATAAAGAAATATGTTCTTCATGGGTTATTTTATTCTCTTCTTCTAATACAATTAACATATGTCTTATATAATAAGGGCTTAATTCATTCCCATAAGCTAATGCTTGTGTTCTATTGTTCATATTTTGTTATATTTATAGCTAAGATAATATATTTATATGACAATTCCAAATTTTTTTTGAAAAATTTTTTTGAAAAATTTTTGAATGTGTGACTTAAACCCACAAACCCACCCCACTCTTTTTTAATTTGGGCGATACCCCCGTGGTATCAAAGTAAAAGTAATTTGTTTAATTTAAATTTAAAGTATTATGGCAAAGTTAGCTGTAACATTCGTAGCGAGTGTAAAAATGTACAATGGTTCTGCAGAAAAACCTGCAAAAGAGGACAAAAATGGTGAAATGCCAGTTATTCTGGACGTTGTTGCTGGTAAATGTCCTAACAAACGTGTACTCTCTGGTACTGTAGCTGATAGAGCTGGTATGGAGAGTGGTAAAGCTTACTTGATGAAAGCTGAAGAAATTGAAGAAGACCCAGAGAATGGTCGCCAGTTTCGATACATCAGCTTCGAAGACATTGTCTTTAGTGAGCTACTTGAGGCTATGTCGCACTTTGGTGCTCCACAGACAATAGATGTTCTTGAGCCTGCAAAAGCTGGAGCTGGTGGTGATTACCAAGCTTAGTAGTGAATTGCCCTGGAAACAGGGCTTTTCTCTTTTTATGTCACTACGTGGTAATAATGTACACTACTGTTTCACTACAGGTAATAATGCACACTAATTAAAAATTAAATAATATGACTTATGTTATTGTAATATTTATTTTGTGTTTAATGTGTTGGATAGTTAGTAATGATAATACTCCTAATTATTAATTTATTAAAACACTATAGCATGAATAGTAAATTAAAATTTAAATTATGGACTACATGGTTTGTATTGTCTGTAATATTGTATTTAGCATTCACTGTAATTGTGATGTTAGATGATGAATACATTGTTGATGTTAAATACTATATAATAGTGATTATCAACTTGTTAGCATCGATTTTATATGGTATATTTTGTAGTGAATGATGATGGGGTTGTGGGATTAATCACAACAACACTATCATTCATCATACAATCACTCTCAAATTCAACTAAATTATTATTTTATAGCTAAGATAATAACAATTTTAACTGACTAAAACAAAACAAAATGATAAAATTTAAAATATACCATCCAAAAAATGGTATTCTCAATACTGGATGTATTAGAGGACAATATTCATATGAATTAATTACTTCTGTTCAAGCTAAATCATTAGAAGATGTATTTAGACTTACTCAAAATGATTTCTCTGAAGGTTATGCTAATTTAAGCATTAGAAGTACATCTATTGGTGATATAATTGTTGATGTAAGACATGAAAAACATTATTTCATATCTAATGTAGGATTTACTGAAATTCCGCATACTGTTGTATCATTTATTGATTGGGGTGATCAACCAAGTCAAATGGAACAAGATTTTGCTAAGAAATATCTTAATAAAAACTATGTAGATCTTGATTTATGGGATAGAAGATTTCTTAATTGTCAAATTGACGCTGCTATGACATGTCATTAAATTTAAATAAAATGATAAACATTAAATTATCTCAAACTATGTGGGAAACATGGTTTGTATCAGCTACAATTATATTTCTAGCTTACATTTTCATTGGTATGCTTGAGGGTTCTAAAACAATGTTCCCTAATTGGTGTTATTTTGCATCATTATCATGTATTAACTTCTTATATTCTTTATATATAGGAACTAAACCAAGAGAATTTAAAATTAAATCACACATTTAAATATAACCTGTTAGATACTGTCAATGTATTATTGGTGGCAGGTTATATTTTATTACTAACTGACTAATAATAAAATTATGACTATTCAAGTAAATAACAAAAATCACGAAGGAATATCTCTAAGAGAAAAAATCAATCATTTGTTAAAACCTTCTGTGGCTATCAAATTAGTATTAGTTCAAAAACATGAACTAGAAAGAATACAACTAAATAATAATGGCTTTAAAGCTAATTGTTATATTTATGTTGAACAATTATATCAACATTATATTGTTGAAAATAAATCAAAAACTTATCAAAACTAAACTCTCGTTCCTGCTTAGACAACAATAAAATGTTGTAGATAGAAATATCTTGCGAGAGTTTATTTATTTTATTTAAATGAATTTAAAAGAATTACGAGTATTAGAAAAACAATATTTTGATACTTATAAGAATAAAAAATCTTCTGAAGATAAAGCAATTCATCTTGAAGAAATGGCACAAATAATAAGAAAAATCCAAAAATTAGAAGAAAATGGGACATGTCAAACCAAAAAAAAGAAATGCTAAACTTCAAGGAAGAATTAAGCATTTTGAAACAGAAAAATCTTTAATAGATATGAGAAACAGATATCCTGGTTCTTATACTAAACCTGGTTCACAAAAAACATAAATCACTTGCTTGAAGATAAACAATGACAAATGTTGAAGTAGCTTATTCCCACCTGTGCAAGGGTCTTGTAATTCGGAGCTATCTTTTGTTATAAACTGTACTAGCAGTTGTGTTTATTGTAGAGATATTTTAGAGATACTAATTTCTCACACGCGTGGTATATTCCACTAGAATTTGGACAAGTGATTAAATAAAAAACTTAATAACTTCACAAGTCATTGAGTGCACCAGTTTCTTTATTAAAAATATGAGAGAATAGATATAACAGAGTATAACTGTTCTATTCGTCGATAATCATAGTGTATAAATAGAGAGTTGAAACATAGTAGATATTGACTACTCAATTCGTTGTACATATTTATAAAACACAATAAAGTTTTAGGTGTAAAATGCAAACAAATTATTAACTGACTAAATAACAAAATTATGTACTTTACAATAAAAGATAAAAACAATAAACCAATATTAAGAGGTTTATTAACAGGGTGCAACCTTGTGAGAGTTTTATTTTAAAACAATTAAATTATGACACAATTTCAATCTTCTCCAGATATAATATTGTTGAGAGATATAGTTAAATTGTTTCATCCTACATTAAGTGATGAACAATTATATGCTTTTAAATGGACTACACGATATAATTGGGTTAAAATCTATTATAGCGTAAAAAATTATGGACTAATATCTATTGGTATTTGTAATCATCAAACTACTGGTGGTATTGTTTGTGGACCTATATCTAAAGAGTTTGCTAATCAACTTCTTAGAGATAAAAGAATAGGATATAGAATATGGAGATTTGTTGATGATTGTTTATTTGATAGAGAGTCAGATAATATTCAAAATGATGAAGAATTATTTAAAGGAAGAATTCCTATTCCTTCATCTCATGAATTCTATACATATTACATGAAAGACTAATATTGGGCATCCTTTATTATAAACCTGTTAATTCTATTTAATGGGCTTTTTAACAATTAAACCAGCGTGTATTACAGGTGAAACATTCAGTTCATTTACGGATGTAATTAGGTTTATTCCTTGAATAAGAATAAATTGAGAGGTTCGAGTCCTTAGCACGCTACAAATTAAATTATTAACTGACTAAATAACAAAATTATGGCACAATTTGAAGTGATTAACCGTATTATTTACCATACTATTGAATCTAATCTTGTATATCCTAATTGGACTGATAAAAGAGAGTATCAAGTATTAGGTAAATTAGATAAAGAATTTGTAAAAGACTTTCTTATGAGAAATTTTGATGGCGTTGAGTATATCAACAATAAATACGCTATTAGTATTCCTAATGGTACATTGTGGTATCAACACGATAATTCAACATTTATTCTTAAACAAATATAACAACACATTAGTCAGTCACTTACAGGTAATGCTGGGGTGATTGATTATATTAATTAATATTAGGTCAATACTATGTTGAAAAGAAAATAAATAATATTGAGTCATGACAATACTTACTTCACCTGTAATTTAATAGCATCTATTGGTAACAAAAGCTCTGTGGATATTAAAAGGTATGCTGGTGCTTGTACACACTATATTGAACCTAATATTTTTATTAAATAAACAATTAACAATCTTAAAAACAAATGTCATGGAACAGTTTAAAAGAGCAAAGGTAATAATGTTACCAACAGAAAATATATTAGAAAATGGTTTACAACCTTATAGTGTATATGCTAAACCAATAACTAAAAGTGGTTGGTTATTACCTAAAAGTGGTGCTGAAGCTAGAAGATTATATCAAAATGGTAATCAAGCTTATCATTTATATATTATTTCAGATGATGAAATAAAAGAAGGTGATTGGTTTATTATGAATAATTGTATTGTTAGACAATGTAAAGAAAGAACTAATACTATTATTACTGATACTGTGAGAGGAGAGCATTCTTGTTTTGTATGTAAAAAAATCATAGCTACAACAGATACTTCATTAAAAATAGATAATCCTAATTATGATATTGGTAAATTAGCTTA